AGTACAATACTTTCTCCATTTTTTAAATGGGTACCAAGAAAAAACTCTTTTCACTCTAATACCAACATAGGAAAGCCAACATAAAAAGTCTAAAACTAAATTATATAAAAATAATAAAATATGCCCAATAGTTAATAAGATTAACGCTACTGGTTGTATTACCGTCATTAAAATTGAGAAGAGGAAAAATAAAAAATCAAAGTTTCTAAACCCGTCATTAACAGGAAATTTGTTAACACTATCTTCACAATCTTGGTCATCAATTTCTTTAATACCAATAAACCTACCTGGCGCGGACCCAATAATATTTCTACCACTTTTGTATTGGTCAATCAAAGAAGACACCGTATAAACTTTATTGAATTGAAATTCGTAGAATGTATCTTCGCAATCGATAATCTCATTAAGTCTCTCTATTTTTTTCTGTCCAATAAATCCATCAGTATAACCACTCCAAGCCAATCCAAAATAATAAGAACTCTGTTGTTGTTTAGAATTATTTGTTGTTGGAATACTTCTAGTTGACGGGTCTGATGATGATGTTGTCCATCCGTATTCTTTAACGTTTGGAACTAAATAATAAGCTCTTCTTGTTTGTAAAGTTAAATCATTTGGTTGAGTCCATTTGACCTTAAAACGGTACTTGGCCTTTGTTGGAACTCCAACAGTTGGGTCATTTGACAATACTTTTTCACCAAATTCATTAGTTATAAAATAATCTAAGTTCATTGGTAATTCTATTAACCATGTTCCTGAACCATCAATAACATTTCCTGATTGCTCTAGTTCGTATTGTTCTAAAACAGGGTTACCATCCTCATCTTGTTGTATTGTTTGTCTCAGCGCTAATATTTGACCTGGTGATGTAGTTAAACCACATAGGTTACCCATGTTATCTTTTGGTCTTCCATTGTTCCTTACTCTTAGAGTGTCGGGTGAAGAAAACATACATCCCATAAACACCGATGTCGGTTGTATATCAACATTGGCATCATCTCTTAAGTCAAAATCTAATCGATTTATTGCAATTTGACAAAGTGATGCATCCCCCCATAATGGAGAAACTTCAACGTTCTTAACTAAATTAACTATTTGTGGTAATGAATTTAAATCTGTTGAAGTTCTAAATTTAGAACCCGCAACTTGTGCTTCGGTTGCTAACCCCATTCTAATTAAATCCTGAGGTGTTAGTGAGAACTCTCCAATATCGGATAAGTCAACATCCATAACAATCGCTTGGTCCCCTAACGGAACCCCCATTATCATGTAATCCCCACTTTCGTTTGTTTTGGCAGTATACTTGTAATACGTGTCATATATTTCAACTGCAGTTATCCCCGTAAGAGAATCCGCTCTTGTTGGTAGTGTACCTGTCGCTGAGTGCTTTGAATATGATTTTTCGTAAGGTAAAAGATTGTATCGATATCCGTCTTCATTTTTATCTGAAGGAGATTCATAAGGATAGATACTTGATATTAAAGGATTAGATTCGTCAACATTGGTTATTGGGACGAATACCGCAACTCTCGCATTAGGTATACCCAACCCATTATTGGCGGTAACTCTACCAACAATAACACCATAGTCCGCACAACTTCTTGTGTAGATATCCGCTTGTTGTATTTTTAACGATAAGATTTCTAAGAATTCAAACTCTTGGTCTAATTGGACGTTGATTGTCTTATTAGACCCGAGTTCGGTTTTTATCCTATATGATTGACCCATGTATTACCTTTAATTTATAAATAGTTTATGTGTTATTTTTAAAGTACTAACACACTCTTTTTAATAATAAACTAAACGTAACGATAATAAACCTATTAAGAGAAGGTAACTGATTGGAAATTTTTAACCGAAACTCTAATATCTTTGTTTGGATAACGGATTTGGTAAACTTGTGAAGGTTGAGCAAACACCGTATCATCCACAGGTAATATTTCTTTAGTTTCAGGGTCGGAATACTCCATAGATGTTTCAGCCGAAGAATATTGTCCCCCAACTTTATTGTAAACATTCATTCCTGCAACTGTTATTACACCATTTTGATTTTGAACAATACTTCTAAGTTCAGATAGGTATACGTTTTGCCCTAACTGTCTTACTTGAGGATTAAAATACGCTGATATTTTGTCAACCACATCAGCAATAACTTGTCCTGAATTCTGAGCAGCATCTAATACAATCTGAACATCAACACTAAGGTCAATAACTTCAGCGGTTAAGATAGAAATGTAGTCATTTATCATTCGATAGTTTGATAGATAAGTTGCCACATTCTGTCTTAAAGTATCAGAAACAATATTGGTTAATTTACCTGAAGTATCGTATGATAGTAATTGAATTAATATTTTGTTGTTATTTTCTGTAATTGAAACTTTGGCAGGTGCTCCGAATTCCGCTGGCATGTTTCTAATAAGAGCCTCATAATCTTGGACTGTCACTGCTCTTTTTTGAGCGGAGAAGTTAAACGATACATAGTTTCTTATTTCTTCTAATGATGGAAGTCCTGCTCCACCAATTGCCGCGGTTACGTTAGTACATCTTAACGAGTTAACTACTGAAGAGTTTGTTAACTCTGAAGGACCATTAACGTAGAATGAAACAGTACCTATTTGATTAATAACATTCGTTCCTAAGTTTGATGCCAATCCCCCACCAACTCTATATTGTATGAATAGTGTTGAGTTTGGAACTAATGCCGAACCTAAAGAGAAGTTGTTTGTATATCTTTGTAAATCTAATGTTGTCCCTACTGTTGTAAATTGGTCTAAAGCATCTTGAGCGGTATTGGTACCACCACCGAAAGTCATTTTCTTAAATCCTTCAGGTGTGTATTCGCTAATAAATCTGTTTTGTGTTTGAATGTATCTTCCTACTTTAATACCAGGTTGGTCAGATACTTTTGTAGGGTCTTCAACAAAAACTCTATCTTCGGCTAATGCGTCTACCTCGTACCATCTATTAGATGCTCCGATAAACTCAGCACTTGTTGGTATATTACTATACTCGGTACCACTCTTAAGTAATACACTTGTAATACCTAATACATTTTTTTCAGGTAAGAATAATTCAAAGAATGGTCTAACGTCATTTGGACTAACTACTTTTTTGAATACTTTAGTTATACCATTAACAACTAACTCTCTTTTGGTGATAGTATAGTTAATTAATACGTTGTTGGAGTTGAAATTTGGAATCTTTAATCTGTTCGGAAACCCTTGAGCATTATATGGTGACGTAAAATCAATATCATAGATATTCTCAAATACAATACCCGCCCCTGTTACTTGAGACCCTCTTGTTAGAGTTCCTAAGTATCTTTCATCTTCTTTATCACCGAACGCAGGAACTGTGATTGAGAAGTCAACAAGAGCAACTGAAGGTCTTTGACCTGGCAATTTTAAACCGTAGGTTCTTGCAATGTTATATATTGAAGACCTTTGTTGTGCGTATTGAAGTACCGTTTCTTGAATACTTCTATCAATATGATAATGTAGGTTATCGGCAACGGCTGCGTTTAAATCTAAGAATACTGAGAATACCGAAGCATCATTAAAATCTTGAATTAATTCAGGATAGTATGTTTTGCAATAGTTAAGTAACTCAGTTCTTATTCCCTGATAATCTCTAGTTGTATATGATATTTTACGATTCGCCATCTATATTAAATATTGATAATTACAAAATCACTCTGAGCAAACGTATTTGATTCTACTGAGTAATCGATTTTAATTTTTGCAGTATATTCTGATGTCCCTTTACCTGGAAATCTATATACTGGTGATTCGCTACTTCCTACGATGTTTTGTCCTTCCGCGATATCAACCTCTTCCATTGGGTCTGCAGGTGTGATTGAGATATTATTTAATAATAAATTTGGCATGTATCTCGAAACAGCTTCTCTGATGTCAGATTGAATCGCATCAAACGTAAGTCCGTCAAAAGGTTCAAATAAAAATTCATATAGTCTTGTTCCAAAATCAGGTAAGTAATATCTTGTACCTTTTCTTGTTAACAATAAATGAACTAAATCCGCTTTAATCTGTTGAGCTTCAAACTCTGTTAATTGTAAATAATCTCCTCTTTTAGAATCTCTAAAAGGAAAATTAATACCATATGTAGTTCCATCTGCCATAACTATAAATATAATACCCTCGTTTTTCCTTATAAATAGATTAAAATAAATAATCCCGATGTTGGTCGGGATTATTTAGTATCTTAAGATGAACAACCGAAACATTCAATTTCGATTCCTTCAGGTTTTTGAGGTAAATTCATGTTAGTGTAATCTACTTTAGGTACCTCAACAGTAGGTTTTGATTTCTGTATTTTTGATACATCAACCGCTAAGTGTTTAGCTCCTGTTGAAATCGCTTTGGTTCTAACATAGTAACATAAAGTCTTTAATCCTTTCTCCCATGAGTGGAAGTGTGATGAAGTAATTTTAGACAATGTTGGATTACTCATATAAATGTTCATTGATTGTGATTGGTCAATAAACGGAGCTCTGTCCGCCGCCATGTCAATCAATTCTCTTTGAGAGATTTCCCAAATTGTTTTATACTTTGGAATCAAGTGTTCAATTCTCTTAACTTTTTTATTATAGTTTCTGTCCTCAGGGTCAAGGTATTGGTTAAA